TTATCTCAACAGGTTTTTTGTCATGGTCAATGACCAATGCATCATTACAGATATCTGATATTGCAAAATCAACTTCAGGATAATACGACATCGAACGATATCTGTGAATTAGTTCATTTTCATTTTTTACTTTTTCATGGAAGTCAATGTAGTGACCAAAAATACCACCAGCCTCTACATCGACAGTGCCATCATACGAGTCGGGGGCGACAAAGGAAATATTTCCAATGTCGCCCTCACTCGAAGAACTAATAGGTTTAGGGGTTTCTCTACCTTTGCGACCGATAGAGAACCCAAAAAGATCAATAGGCATAATATATAAACTCCACTATTTTATTAACTAGTACCAGCACTAGTCCAGAAATCATATTGTAACGTAACAGTAAACTCCACAAATGTGTCAACAGTCTCGTAGTTAAAGTCAATCGCACCAACTTCAGTTGGGAAACAATTAACAAGTTCTATTTCTCCAGCAACACTGTCATCTTGTCTCAGTGCTTCAATCGTCCATGTTGGGAACAATGCAGGCGAAACAGAATCACCTGTAATTTCAACATGGTCATTGATTTGGTTCATCCAGTTGATGAAGTCTTCACGAATTGCGTTGTCTTCATCTTGCAGAACTGTGAGTGACCATTCAGCGAATGTTCTATCGCCTGGTCTTTTCACCTTTCTACCCTTGAATGGAACTTCAATAAAACCAATTGTAGATGCAGGGAATTGAGCAGCCTTGATGAAGAATACTCTATCACCCTGATTAGTAGTTGAGCCTGGAATTTGTCCAGTGACTTGGAAGAGTGTTGCTCTCTGTCCTTGTCCGAATCTTGCTGAGAATTCGTTAATATTAGCCATTAGTTATCTCCTTTAGTATGTATCTCTTAACTTCCGACGATCTCTGAGAATTGAGCATCTTGTCTAAGAACACTAAAGTTCAGCGTGATGAAGTTAATCGAAAGTGTCGGTTTAACCAAGATGTCTGCAACAAATCTATTTTGTTCAACAACACTCGGTGGGTTGTTGGTTTCATCACACACCACTCTAAAGTCGATAATACCTCTCTGAGATTGAACTCGTCTGAGGAACGGTGTAATTTGAGAGATGAACGATCTTCGTGTGAAGGCGTCATTTTGCTCAAACAACTGGAACTTAGCAGCGGTTGAGATTGCTTTTTCAAGAACAACTAACAGTCTGCGGACGTTAATTCTATCAAGAGCAGATGCTCTTCTTTGGAGGGTCTTATCACCAAACAGAACTGTACCATCGCCAGGGAATGTGACGACAGGGTTGATACCATTTGCGTAAAGTTTATCTCTATCCGCTTTATCTGGATTATATGCGAGTTTCACAACATTCTTAATCTTACCTCTGTTAAAACCAGCGGGAGAGAAGAAAGGAACTGTTGTATTTTCAGTTTCAGCAACAAGTCCAGCAACATCAGGGTTCAGAGGGAACCATCTAAACTTATCATTAAACTGATCAAACTGATATTTCCATCCACTATCCATCACAGCGTATGAAGAGTTAAATCCTTGATTGTTTCGATAAGTAACAACTGAGTCCACAGTCAATCCTGTAAGGGAAGAGTCATATGAAACGTCATTATACTCTGTGCCTGTGGGTGATGCAGGTGGTGAAATGAAAGCAACGCAGTCTTTTCTATCCTCTGCAATTCCAATGATATGCTTCGAGATAAGTGACTCAGCAGCACCACCAATGATCAAGTCAATATCATTGATCAACGGATCCTTAAAGTGCTTATCATATGCTTGTTTTACCAAAGCAACCACAGGTTGTTTTGCGTTCAAAGCAGTTATGAATGATGTATCAGATCCAAAACCTTCGTAAGCGTAAGTGTTACCTGCTTGGACACCATTTTTCAGTCTAGCGTTGTAAACTTTACCACTAGTTCCAACTCCCTCGGTTCCAGTGAATGGGTCAGTAAGAGATGTAGTAAACTCATCGAAGAATGGATCGCCACCACTAGGACCAAAAATACTTCGAGTTGTATCTTCATCAATTCGAATGAAGGCAGATTCATTATTGATCACATCTTTGTAGTAGAGATTCTTACCAGTTATGTCTGTGACTCCTCGAATCTTCGATAATCCTTGGAAAATCTCAAGAGTTTCAGCGGTCAATCCTAACTGATTTCCACTAAATGTACCATCGTGGTCAACGACTGCGATATGCATTTCATCTAATGTATAACCAGAATAGGTTCCATTTGTAACTGCATTGAAAATTTTGGGTGTTGAAGTTGGAACATAGGAGAAGATGTTTTTGTTTTCCCCACCAAAATCTTTAAGTCCATAAGTAGCGGCATTTGCGGGATTTGAAGGATCAAAAACAACACCTGTCCCATCTAATGCACCAGACGCACCTGCTGGATAAACAACAACACGAAGAGAATTACCCCGTACACCAATCTCTTTTGCACGAATAAACGCAAAATGATCATCATCACCGTCTGCTTCGGCATAATCTGGGTGGTTCCCAGCAACATCTTCTTGTTGAGCGATTGCTGCTGTAGCGCCTCCAAAGTCAGTGATAATACCAGCATCAACACCAGCAGAGGTGAGAGAGGCAGCAGTTTCATCAATACGAACCACTTTCAATTTGTCAGAATATGCTAAGAAGTTTGCACAAGACCACCAGTCAACACCTCTTTCATCAGCGGCTGGTTTACCGAAAACTTCAAACAATTCTCTTTGACTACTAATTTCCGTTACGACATCGATTGGTCCAGCATCGAAGCGACCAACAAACGCACCGATAGTATTATTTGGTTCTGGGATAATAGAACTCAGGTCTTTTTCTACGACTTGGACAGATGGTGATACACTAAATGCCATTTGCAATCTCCTTTTGATGATCAGACATAGTTAACTCTTCCTGATATTTATAGTTTTCGTGCTTTTAGCATGTTTTACAGACCTGTTATAAACCACCGATCCTCTCCATCATATTCACCTAAAGCAACAGAAGAACCATTATCAAAGAAACCATCTGGTAAAATATCATCCTCAATTTTTCTGATTTGGTCAGAGTATAATTCTGTTCGAACATCAGTATCATTCATTTCTTTAAAATAATCCTGTCGAGTCAACCATGCAAACAACACTAAACACATTACCAAATCATCAGTGTGTCCCTCATCAGCCTCAAAGGATTGCTTGCGGGCGATAAATGTTGTAAATTCATTGATTATGTCTAAATCTTCAACGATAAGTTTGTCTTCTTCGATTAAACTTTTTAAAACTGAACAACCCAACTTTTTCACTGGACCTGTGGTTCGTACACCAAACTGATTACCTCCACCACCAAAACCACCACCCACAACTTGTCCTTTACGACCCTTATTTTGTGTCATGTAGATATGATCGTACTCTAAGTCTTCATACAATACATCTGCAACTTGACCACCAATATCATTAATCTCAATTAAAGCATATGCTTTGTTATACTTTTCACACACTGACTTGATCATCGTCGGATAGATCATCGGTGATATTATATTATTTCGATACTTTGCTACTACACGATAAGGCATTTCAGTGACATCAATAACACAAAAGGCACTATAGTCCTTTCCCTGACCTCTCGCTGTATCAACCACACAGGAATACTTGTGATTTTCTTTTGGTTCTTCGTATATTGTCAGTCCATCATTAGATCGTGACAATGGATTAACCCATGATAAAGATTTTAGTTTTAGAGAGGATATCAATGTGTTCTGTGATCCAACAAAGTCACATTCAAATTCAGACTGAAACTGTTGCTCACTTGTATTTGCAATGGTTTCTTCTTTCCATTTTTCATCACGCAGTGGTCCGCCTGGATAGAGAGGAACTTGTGACCAATGAACTTCGACTGGAACATATTCATTCTTTCCTTCTTCTCCTATTTTCTTTGTTGCACCTCTCCAATAGTGATAGAACAAATTCAGTCCGTTTGGTGTAGAAACCATCAAAACTTTGGTAGATTGTCCAGAAGTGACCGTTGGGTATACCGAACTGAAAAACTCCTCCGCAATCCCCTGTGGAACGTGTGCAAATTCGTCTAAGAAGATCATGTTGAACGATCCACCACGAATCGCACTCGATGAAGTTGACGATGCAAGGATTCTCGATCCATTCTCCAACTCAATAGAGACTTTATTCCATTCAACAATACCTTGTTGCAACCACAATGGAAGATATTCATATGCCAACTTCAATCTACTCAAAATCTCTCTTGCTGTTGCTTGTTTGTTCGCAAGAATACCAACCGTCATGTCTTGGTTAAAAAGAATATAGTGCAGAATGTAAGCCACAACCGTGGTGGACTTACCAGACTGTC